AGTTAGAAAAAATTTTTAACAATCCAAACCAACGAATTAACGTTAACCGTAAAACTGCGGATAGTAGTTTTACATAAGGAGAAAAAATATGGCAAACTCAAGTGCTGTAGGTTTCGGATTGAGACCTATTAGAAAAGTTGGTCAGAATGACGACAACAACGGACTGTCTGAGTACTCATGTAACAGTACTGCAGCTGCATACCAGAATGATGGGATGGAAGCCCAAAATACTGGAACTGTAGGAACTGCAGCAACTGGTGAAACATTGATCGGAAGTCTGAATGGAGTCTTCTTCACTGACGCAACAACAAGTAAACCAACGTTTGCAAACAATTTAGTAGCCGGTAATGCCGCTACTGACATTGTTGCATTCATAAACGATGATCCTTACCAAATGTTTGAAATTAGATCGGACAACACTAGTGCCTCAGCGGCAACAGATGTGTTCAATAATGCAGACATAACAGTAGTAGCAGGTGATGCGTCAACTAACGGTATTTCAAGAAGTACCCTTAAAGACAGCTCACTAACTGCTGGTGGTACTGGATCGGCGCAATTAAGAGTGTTAGGCGTATCAAGAGACCCGGACAACAATGATTTAGCTTCGGCTAATGTTGTTTGGAGAGTAATGATCAACGAACATTTCTTGAAAGCGACAGCTAGTATATAATAGGAGGTATTTAATACTATGGCAATATCACGTAATCAACTAGTCAAAGAACTAGAGCCTGGTCTAAATGCACTATTTGGACTAGAATATAAACAGTATGAAAATCAGGCAGCTGAAATTTATACTACTGAGTCATCTGACAGAGCTTTTGAAGAAGAAGTTATGTTGTCAGGTTTTGCACAAGCAAGAGTAAAACCAGAAGGATCTGGAGTAGCTTTTGACAATGCACAAGAAACTTTTACAGCTAGATACACGAACGAGACAATTGCTCTCGCTTTCGCGATCACTGAAGAAGCTATTGAAGATAACCTGTATGACAGACTTGCTTCTAGATACACAAAAGCACTAGCAAGATCTATGGCGAGCACAAAACAAGTTAAAGGTGCAGCACCATTAAACAACGGATTTGGAACTTTCAATTCCGGTGATGGTGTAACATTATTTAACACAGCTCACACTACGATTGCTGGATCTTTCAGTAACACGTTAGCAACTGCTGCGGACTTAAACGAAACTTCATTAGAGCAAAGCTTAATCGACATTGCTGCGCTAACTGATGAAAGAGGTTTAAAAATTGCTGCTAAAGGAACTAAAATGATTGTTCCTTCTGCTTTGCAATTCGTAGCTGAGAGATTGATGAAATCTCAAGGCAGAGTAAGCACAGCTGATAATGATATCAATGCAATCAGATCAATGGGTATGATTCCTCAAGGTTATAGAGTGAACAACTACCTAACTGACACTGATGCGTTTTTCATCATTACAGATGTTCCTAACGGAATGAAGCACTTTAACAGAGCACCTCTTACAACTAAGATGGAAGGGGACTTTGATACTGGCAACGTAAGATACAAAGCTAGAGAAAGATACGTATTTGGCGTATCAGACCCTAGAGGTATTTTTGCATCACCAGGTGCTTAATCAGTAATTAAACTATTTAATAGGGCCGGACACAATTCGGCCCTATTTTTTTTGCAACTTATAAAAACCATGGAAAAATCTTACAAAATCAAAATACGAGCATATGGATATTTAACAGAGTTTACTGTTAAAGCCGTTAATGAAGGGAAATCATTAGAAAATGCTATAGTTGACAAAGTAGGAAAAAATGATATAGTTTGGGACAAATCTGATTTTTATGATCAGAGGAAAACATGGTTAACATACGAGGAGATTGTAAATGATAAACGACCTTTACAAACAAAAAACATCCTTGGAGTTGAGCTGGCAACAAGAGCATAATTTACACGGTAAATACACTCTTGACATGGTCAGAATTGATAGCAAGATAAGAGAAGTTATCAATGAAATTAAGCTTGAAGAAGCTAAAATTGCTACTAGAGAAAACGCAATTGCTAATTCGGCTCCACAAGTTTCAGTAGCTACTTAATCAAAAGCTACATCGCTGAAAACGCACTTTCTTCTTAAGGTTCTCTTGCACTTCATATAAATATAAGATATAAAATTCTCACTATACTAAAACTTGTATATAGACGCGTATAGTCGACGGCCTAGAGACTATATACAATTAACTAGGAGGATATAAATATGGCAAGAACAAACTTTTCTGGACCTATCAATCAAGGTAACGTTCAGCAAACAACAGATACTAAGTTTACTGCTAACAAAGTAAGAAACGTAGGATTTGTAACGTGTACTCAAAGTTTTTACTTTGATCACCAATCAACACAATATACTGTCGATGACGATAGAATTGTAGCAGCTAGTACTTCCGCAGGTGCACAAACTGTACTTAATGGAACTAGTGTTTCTGGTTTAACAATAAACGGAAACAAAATGGCTATGTCAATGACTATTACATCTGCAGGAGATGATTCTGGTGAAACAGCAACTATCGTTGGAACAGATTGTTTTAATCAGTCTCAAAGTGAGACTATAACGATGGCAAATGCTGGGACTGTTAATACTACTAAATACTTCGCAACTGTTACAAGTGTAACTTTTTCAGGTGCCCCTGCGTCTACCGGAGCACAAGTAGGAATTACTTTAGCTGACAGTGTAGTTGTATTATGTCAGTCTGACTTTAATGGTTATCCATTAAGCCAAACATCTTCATCTACTGGTAAGAACTTAGCGAATAATATTATTATTCCTAAAAATTCTAGAATCAGTGACATGAAATTGATTGTAAACGAGGCATGGAACTCAAGCGGTAACGTGACTTGGAAAATCGGTGCAAACTTAAATACATCAGCAACGGCTTATACGTTAGATGATGATTATTTTGCAGGTGTTACAGCTAGCATTAAAGCGATTGGAAGATATGGTAATCCAGCAGATTTAGATGTAGCTACAGGCGCGCAAACTAAAAATGGTTTGAACGTTTCTGCAGCAGACACTGATTCATTTGAATCTGATAAAATGGTAGCGGTTATTGTTAATCAAGCTGGTTCGGTTTCAAGTACAGGTGAAGCAACACTGTTCATTGATTATCAACAAGCTATAAACGATACTAACTAATAAAATTTAACTAGGGCCCTTCGGGGCCTTAGTGTAAATTAGGAGAAAATTATGCAATCGACTTATGTAAAAGTTAAAACTATAATGGACGAAACAGCTTCAAGTACTACATACTTTGCAACTGCGGCTAGACCGAATACTTCTTTCACAATGGCAAACACTGCTTTTGCCTCTACTCACAATGGTGGAGGAGCAGTTATAACTGTAACTACGGCAGGTAGTTCTGATTCTGGAAAAACTGTTACTTTAACAGGGACAGATTTAAATGGTAATGCTCAAACTGAAGTAATTACACTACCAGGTTCAGCAACAGACACCGCAGGAACTAAATATTTTTTAACTGTTACTGCAGCTGAAATGAGTGCACAACCAGTAGGCAATGTTTCTTTAGGATTTAATGATTCTAGAGGAATGGGAATGTTGGGTGGAAGAACTGCGCTTAAAGGATTTACTTGTGCCAGCGGGGGAACAGCGGGAGATGTAAAATTTCACAATGTTTCAAGTGGTTTAACCTCAACTGCTACTCCATTTATGCAATATAGAACAAATGGGACAGCAGATAACGAAACTCATTTTAATATACCTACACCAGGAATATTATGTGACAATGGTTTACAGGTAACTTATACTTTGGATAATATAGATCAGATGAACATCCTGTATAATGGATAGGGGTTTAGATGGCGAACACTACTTCTGGAGCTTATACTTTTGATAAAACCTTCGCAATTGATGATATCATCGAAGATGCATACGAACGTATTGGCCTACAAGGAACATCTGGCTATCAATTAAAAACTGCAAAAAGATCCCTTAATTTATTATTTTCAGAATGGGGTAATAGAGAACTACATTATTGGGAAATTGCAAATCAAAGTGTTCCATTAATTAATGGAGTAAACACATACACCTTTTTTAGAACTACAGCTGATGGCACTCAAACAAGCAGAGTAAGCACAACCTTATCTGCCGCTATTTCATCTGCGTCAGCAACAACTGGAATAACTTTAACATCAGTTGCTAACTTACCTACATTAGGTTTATTATTAGTTGGCACAGAACAAATATCTTATACAGGTCTTTCATCTACAGAATTAACAGGAGTTGTAAGAGGAGCTAACGGAACAACTGCTGCTACACACAGTAATGGCGCAACAGTCAATCAATTTGTAAGTGGTATGGATGATATATTAGAAGCTAATTATAGAAATTCTTCTAGTGTTGATTCACCTTTAACAAAAGTAAGTAGATCACAATATCAAGCATTTTCTAATAAAACAGACACGGGTACACCTACATCATATTTTGTAGAAAGATTTATTGATAGAGTTACTATGACTATCTATTTAACACCAGGTGCTTCTGAAGCTGGTAATCACATTAATTTTTATTATCAAAAAAGAATACAGGATGCTGGAGAGGCGTATACAAATGCAGCAGATGTACCTTATAGATTTGCACCTTGTATGACAGCAGGTTTAGCATTTTATTTATCACAAAAATATGCACCACAAAGATCTCAAGAATTAAAACTTTATTATGAGGACGAATTAAAAAGAGCGTTAGCAGAAGATGGGTCTTCTTCTAGTACCTTTATAGCTCCTAAAACTTATTACCCAGGAACATAATGGCATCATACGCACAAGGTAAATACGCATTAGCCATATCAGATAGATCGGGACAAGTTTTTCCCTATAGAGAAATGGTAAGAGAATGGAATGGCGCGTGGGTGCACACATCTGAATATGAACCTAAACAACCACAATTAGAACCAAAACCAATTAGTGCTGATCCTCAAGGTTTATGGAGAGCAAGACCGGCAAGAGTAGCTCTACCTACACCAGCTGTTCTAAACCTTAATCCTATTGCAACAAATGGAACTACGACAGTAACTATTACTCAAGATAGACATCAAAGAAAAACAGGAGATTTTGTAAGACTTTATGATGTAAAAGAATCTGTTGGAGGTTTAAGTATTGCTGAATTAGAATTATCTACAACATTAGCTACGGCTATAAATGCTACAGACACTACAATTGTATTGGCTGATACAACTAAATTCCCTTCTTCAGGATTTATTTGTATTATATCGTCTGATCCTACAACAAATTTAGATACAACAGAAACCATTAAATATACTGCGAACAATACAGGCACAGGCACGTTAACTGGTGTTACTAGAGGATCTGCTGCACCGTCATATGGTAAAACACCTGTGGCCACAACTGCTGCAGCTCATGCTGTAGGAGATAAAGTTTTTGGATCTAGAGAAATAACTATTGTAGAACAAAGTTTTATAAACGACGCTAACGCTACAGAGACGTATAGCAATAAATTTACTTTTGTGGTAAATTCTACACCATCCACACAAACAGGCGGCGGATATTTTGTATTTGGAGGACCAGTAAACGATAGAGCTTAATTATGTCAGGAATTAGTTATAACACTTTAGTATCACAAATTAGAAACTACACAGAAGTAGATTCTAATGTTTTAACCACAGATATTTTAGAAAACATTATTTTAAATGCACAGCAAAGGATATTCTATGATGTGCCGATAGATGCCGATAGACATGTACAAGAAGGTACTCTGTCTGCAGGCAACAACTCTATAAATGCTCCAGCAGGAGCTTTGTTTATTAGAGGCATAGAAGTATTTAACTCTACAACTGCCACAACAGGCCCTGGTCAATGGTTAGAGAAAAAAGATCAAACGTATCTAGCTGAGTATATAAATAGAACTACAGGACCAGAAGGCGGTGTAGATGGAAAGACTGTAACAGGACTACCTAAATACTACGCTATGTTTGGTGGTGCTACAGGTTTAAGTGATACTACATCTGGAGCTATGTATTTAGCTCCTACACCAGATCTAGCCTACAAATTTAGAGTATATTACAATAAAATTCCTGTATTATTAGAGTCTAGTAATCAGACTAATTACATTAGTTTAAACTTCCCACAAGGTTTATTATATGCGTGTTTAGCAGAGACTTATGGCTTTTTAAAAGGGCCTGTAGATATGTTGACATTATATGAGGGAAAGTATAAACAAGAGATACAGAAATTTGCGGGAGCGCAAATAGGTAGACGTAGACGAGACGATTATACGGATGGAACAGTTAGAATTCCAGTCAAGTCACCGACACCATAAGAGGATAAAATATTATGACTATAACATCGGCAATAGCTAACAGTTTCAAAGTAGAAATTTTACAAGGTGGACATAACTTTAACGATTCAAGTGGTGCACCTACAGGTAACACATTTAAAATAGCTTTATATTCAAGTGACTCAGCGTCTTTAAGTAAATCAACAACTGCTTACACTGCACCTGCAGATGCAACTGCTGATCCAACAAACACATACGAAGTTACAGAAACATCTTCTGGTTACACAGCAGGAGGAAAAGCTTTAACTCCAAGTGCAGATCCAGTTTTATCTGGAGATACAGCGTGTGTAAAATTTAATGATATTTCTTGGACATCAGCTTCATTTACAGCAAGAGGTTGTTTAATTTATAATAACACAAA